ACCCTGAAAACTCCGACATTGCAAATAATAATTGCACTTTTGTCGTTGTTCAGAACCTTAACCAGATCATAAACAGTTCAACTGCTGCATCATAATAGGAGCATATAATGGCAATATCACGAGCACAGCTAGTTAAAGAACTAGAACCAGGCCTAAATGCACTATTTGGGCTGGAATATAAACGGTATGATAATCAACATGCTGAGATTTACGTAACCGAATCCTCTGACAGGGCTTTTGAAGAAGAAGTCATGTTATCTGGATTCGCGAACGCCGACGTTAAAGCAGAAGGTCAAGGCATCGCATATGATGATGCGCAAGAAACCTACACTGCAAGGTATACAATGGAAACTATTGCTTTAGCATTTGCAATAACAGAAGAAGCTATCGAAGATAATCTCTACGATAGACTCGCTTCTCGTTATACAAAAGCTTTGGCTAGATCCATGTCCAATGCGAAAGAAGTTAAAGCAGCGAACCCATTGATTAATGGCTTGCCTCAAACGGCAACGTTCAAATCAGGGGATGCGGTTGCATTGTTCTCTACTGCACACACAACTGTAAGTGGAACAAATGTTAAAAACACTTTAACAACTCAAGCAGACTTAAACGAAACTTCATTGGAAACAGCATTAATTGATATTAATGCCTTCACTGATGAACGAGGTTTAAGAATAGCAGCTAAAGGGGTCAAGATGATTGTCCCTTCAGGCAATCAGTTCAATGCTGAGAGAATTTTAAAATCTCAAGGTAGAACTGGTACTGCTGATAATGATCTCAATGCTATCTTCTCAATGGGAATGGTTCCTCAAGGATATCGAGTGAACAATTTCTTAACTGATGCTGATAGCTGGTATCTTATCACGGACGTACCTAACGGTATGAAAATGTTCCAAAGAACACCATTGACAACTGCAATGGAAGGGGACTTTGATACTGGTAACGTAAGATACAAAGCTAGAGAAAGATACGTTTTTGGCGTATCCGACTATAGAGGTATCTTTGGCGTACAAGGAGCGTAATCAATAACTTAGAAATGAGGCGGCCTTAAAACTGCCTCATTTCGACTATAAAGATAGAAATTCCTTATGAAAAATTTCCGAGTACAAATTCGATATCACGGCTATTATGCTGACTTTAACGTTGAGTGTAAGGATACTGCTGTAGATATAGAAAATTCAATCCTTGACAAACTGGGAAAAAATGAGGTAAAGTTTGAATCTGATGGATTTACTACTAAACGTGGTAGATGGATAACCTATGAGGAGGTTACAATGACCGAAGACCTATACATTACGAAGAAGTCCTTGGAACTAGAGTGGCAGCAAGAGCACCTGAAAGAAGGGAAGCATAATATCAGGATGATTGAGATTAATAAAAAAATCCAGGATATTATTAAAGAGATAGTTGCCAAAGAGTTTGAAGCAGATACGCTTCAAATTAAAGTAAACGAAGCCAAGGCCGAAGTTTCGATAGCCACTTAAGCGCTATCAAAAATCATACATTTCTGTAGGGATACCTTGCACTAAACGCAAATCTGCGTTATAGATTAAGTACTATACAATTATTAATTAGATCTAGACGCGTATAGTCGACGGCCTAGAGACTAGATCTTACAAACTAGGAGGATTATAATTATGGCAAATACAACGTTTTCGGGACCAGTAAGATCATTAAATGGTTTTATCAGTTTCGGACCTAAAGCAGTTGTTAGCTTAACCGCTGACACAACTTTAACAGTCGCTACTCATGCAGGTAGAATTTTAACTTGCAATGATGCAGATGGTAAATTTCTTTTACCGTCAATTACGTCGGGAAGTTCAGCAGCCGCAGCTGGAACAAACGATTACAACGTCGCAAGTAATCTTGGATGTACTTATCTATTTTGGGTACAAACTTTGGCAGTAGACATGGATATCTAAACAGACGGAACCGATAAATTTGTCGGTGCTGTCTATACTGGTATTGACAGTGAAGAAACAGGAGAAACATTTCTTGCTGCAGCAGCTAATGATGTCATGACGTTTAATGGTACTACAACAGGTGGTATCGTTGGTAGTTGGGTAGAGTGTACTGCAATAGCAAGCGCTAAATACTTTGTTAGAGCTGGTCTAATAGGATCAGGAACTATAGCAACACCGTTTGCTAACGCGTAATAAATAAAATAATGTGAGCTCCTTCGGGAGCTCACGACTAAGGAGAATATATGGCAACACAAAATGTAAGACAAACCATAGCTGCAACAAGTGATGGCTTATTAACAAAATATGTAGGCACAAGTGCTACTACAATTACTAAGGCTAGAATCATGTCAGTGCAGGCACAATCAAGTGCAGCTGATGGTAGCGTTAAAATTTATAATGAATCGGACAGCTCTAAAACAGCAGCTGCTTTAGTGTTTGAAGCTAAATGGGGAACCGCAGATAATTCTGATTTTTATGTGAAGATCCCAGGAGAAGGTATCTATTGTGATACCGGCATGTATGCTGATTTAACTAACTGTGATTTTTTAGTAGTTACTGGCACATTCACGTAAGAGAGGTAGCAAATGGCTAATACTACTTCTGGTACTTATACATTCGATAAGACTTTTGCGATTGATGATACCATCGCCGAAGCATATGAACGTATTGGTCTAGTTGGATCATCAGGACATCAATTATTATCAGCAAGACGTTCCTTAAATTTACTTTTTCAAGAATGGGGAAATAGAGGAGTTCATTTTTGGGAAATAGGTCATGCGAATGTTAATCTTATTACTCCTGTAGCAAGTACAGGCGCAGGTAGAATTTATAAATTTTATAGATCAAGTGGAGATGGCACCAATGCCGCTTGTACAGATAATGATGGTAGTACAACGACAACTGCTTTTTATGGTGTAACTGATATTGTAAATTGTGCTTACAGAAAAGATTTAGCAAATACTTCAAGCCAAGCTGATACAGGCATGACTAAAGTTAGTCGAGACACTTATGCAGCTTTTGCTAATAAATTATCTACAGGAACGCCAAGTCAATGGTGGGTTCAAAGATTCATTGATCATGTTGCATTAACCATTTATCCTACTCCAAGTACGACGGCTGTTAGTGAAGGCCACTTAAGTATTTACTATGTTCAACGAATTATGGATCTTGACTCAACTTACACGGATGCAACAGATCTTCCTTATCGATTTTTACCAGCAATGGTTTCAGGACTATCTTTTATTTTATCTCAAAAATTTGCACCTCAACGAACACAAGAATTAAAACTTTTATACGAAGATGATTTTGCTAGAGCATTAGCTGAAGATGGCTCTGCAGCTAGCACTTATATAACCCCTAAAACTTATTATCCAAATATCTAATGGCAGGCTCAAGATTTTCAAAAGGAAGACATGCATTATCGATTTCTGATCGATCGGGAGCCGCTTTTCCTTATATAGAAATGGTTAGAGAATGGAATGGAGCATGGGTTCATACTTCTGAATTTGAAATTAAACAACCTCAAATTCAGCCAAGGCCCGTGGGCGCTGATCCACAAGCCCTGCAGTTTGCGCGTACAGCTCGAACAGAATTTTATACACCAACCATTTTACCTAATGATCCTTTTTCAACTACAGCTTCATCAACTACAGTAACGGTGACTCAACCTAATCATGGACGATCTACCAATGATGCAGTTCGATTTAGAAATGTATCATCTACTGTTGGAACGAATGTCACTCCTCTTATTTTAATGCTGGAAACAACTCTAGCATCAGATTTGACGGATTCGGCAACTTCTTTAACTTTAACTGATTCTACAGCTTTTCCTTCCACAGGCTATATTGTTGTACAGCCAGGAGCGGATGCTAATGAAACTATTAAATATACAGCTAACAATACAGGTACCGGAGTTCTTTCTGGTTTAACCAGGGGCTCTTCTGCACCTACTTATAATCTTACGCCTCTAACAACAACAGCTTCGGCGCATTCAAGTGGAGATAAAGTTTTTGGTTCTTACATTATTACAAAAGTAGATGCTAATTCTTATACCTTTACATTGGTGACAGCAGCTACTACAACAGATGAAGGAGGAGGGTTTCCGGCTTTTGCAGGCCCAGTTAACTCTAGAGCATAATGGCAGGATATACAAATTCAGCATTAGAATCTGACATTAGAAGTTATACTGAAGTAGGATCAGGTGTTCTTACTGGTGCTATTCTAGGCAGATTTATTGAAAATGCAGAATATAGAATGCTGCGTGATGTTCCTATCGATGCGGATCGAAAACAACAATCAGGAAGTTTAGTCACAGGACAACAAACGATTAACTGTCCGGCAGGATGTTTGTTTACTCGAGGAATTCAAGTTTATACCGCAACCGATGGAACCATTACCGGTTCCAATAATTGGTTAATAAAACGAGATCAAACCTTTTTAAATGAGTATGTAGAAGCTTCTACGGCTACGAGTCCTCCACGAGGATTGCCTAAATATTATGCTCAATTTGGAGGAGCCACGGCTGTGAGTGATACGACGTCAGGACGTTATATGTTTGCTCCTGTCCCGGACGCAGCGTATACCTTTCAAACTCATTTTAACCTAATGCCCACTAGTTTGGTAACAAATACAAGTGGAACCTATATAAGTAAAAATTTTCCTAACGGCTTGCTTTATGCCTCCCTGGTCGAAGCGATTAGCTTCCTAAAAGGTCCAATGGATATGTTGACACTATACGAAAATAGATATAAACAGGAAGTATTGATTTATT